GCCTACCCCTGAGCCTACCCCTGAGCCTACCCCTGAGCCTACCCCTGAGCCTACCCCTGAGCCTACCCCTGAGCCTACCCCTGAGCCGCAAACGCTAGAAGATTTCATCAAAGAAATTACGGGTGAGCCTACGGTAGTGGAGCCTGAGCCTACGGTAGTGGAGCCTGAGCCTACGGTAGTGGAGCCTGAGCCGCAAACTCTGGAAGACTTTATCAAAGAGATTATGGGCGCAGAGCCGTTGCCTGAGCCTGAACCCCTGCCTGAACCCCTGCCTGAACCCCTGCCTGAACCCCTGCCTGAACCCCTGCCTGAACCCCTGCCTGAACCGGTGCCTGAACCGGTGCCTGAGCCGCCTACTCTGGATGAAATTCTCAATACGCTGCCCCCTGAGCCGGTGCCTGAGCCGGTGCCTGAGCCGGTGCCTGAGCCGGAACCCCTGCCTGAGCCGGAACCCCTGCCTGAGCCGGAACCCCTACCTGAGCCGGAACCCCTGCCTGAGCCGGAACCCCTGCCTGAGCCGGAACCCCTACCTGAGCCGGAACCCCTGCCTGAGCCGGTGCTTGAGCCTGAGCCGCCTACTCTGGACGAAATCCTCAATACGCTGACGCCTGAGCCGGAACCCCTGCCTGAGCCTGAGTCGAAACCTCTGCCTGAGCCTGAGCCGAAACCTCTACCTGAGCCGGAACCTCTACCTGAGCCTGAGCCTGAGCCTGAGCCGGTGCCTGAGCCTGAGCCTACTCTGGATGAAATCCTAAATACGCTGCCCCCTGAAGAGCCGACAGTCATTGAGGGTGACTACAACGACCTGCCTCCGGACACCGACATTGAGGACGATCCATTGCTCGGGCTGTCATCTGCGGAAGCCGGTCAAAGTGAAGTTGATGCCATAAACGACGACGCGCTGCTTGGGCTGTCATCTGCGGAAGTTGGGCAGGGCGAGAAAGACGCCATCGATGCCTTGTTGAGCACGGGTACCACCACAGGTACCACCACGGGTACGGGCACCTCTACGAACACTGGCACCTCTACGAACACTGGCACCACTAGGAATACAAGCACCGCTACGGGTATGGGTCGCCAAGGGGCGGACTTCAACGGTCTTTTGGCGTTGTTGGCTTTAATGTCCGGGGGGCAGCAACCCCCTGCGGAGGAAGAAGCAGTACCTGAGGAGGTCGTAGTGCCGTTTGACTGGACCAAACCACTTCAAACTGACCCCTTTGCACCGAACACTGCTGGTCCTAAAATGGCGGTTGGCGGCTCGATAGATGAACTGCTGGAAATGCTTCAGCAACGAGGTTAACAATGAACATCCTGTACCAAAAAACTAAGCTGCTGGGCAAACCATTCCGTACCGCAGAGGATGAGTGGTGGAATGACCTTGGCTTCGATGAGTGGCAGGGGTTCTACTCCCTTAATGCGCCCGATGACATAGCGGACAGTTTTGACTGGAGTACAGTTGATTTCGGCATTGACCCTGCCACTGAGGACCGCAGTGACATCAATGCAATCATTGAGGCCGGTAACGGATATCTGGGCGGCTCTGGATCGCTGGATTTTCTGAAGGCTATCCCTAAGTCGTTGTGGAACGGGGTCAAAGGTGCATTTACCAAGCCCAACGGCGAGTTGGATTACGGCAGGCTGGCCATGGCGGGCGGCACTTTGCTGGGGATGACCGGGCTCAACAAAGCTCAAACCGGCGGGTACAAGGGCACCATCCCCAAGATGACTGCTGTGCGGGAGCAGATTGCCTATGACGATCCCAACCGACGCCCTGGCGCTGGTGGCCGCAAATACTTCACAGACACGCAGTACGCCAAAACCCCCGCCGAAGTTGATGCTGCCAAGGCCGCTGTAGCAGAGCAAGCCAAAGGCATACTGGCTGGGTACAAGCCTGCCGCTGCCCCCGAAGAGGTAAAGTCCATCTTTGCAACTCCTTGGGAAAAAGCCGCAGCCACAGGAGCCACGACCAATACGGGAGTCGCCGCTGCGCTTCCTGCTGTGCCAAACGCTTTGGACATTGCCAAGCAGACATATCCAGAAAAGTTTGTGGATAACTCGAACAGCCCCACCGCTGACTCTGGTGGAATTGGATTGGCAGCAGGAGGCCCCGCTATGAAACAGCCACGAGCTAAGAAACAGCCCCGATATCTCCGTGGCATCACGGACGGCATGGAAGATAAGATCGATACCTCTATCGACGGCAAGCAGCCTGCTAAGCTCAGCCATGGGGAGTTCGTGATCCCTGCTGATGTTGTCTCTCACTTGGGTAATGGCAATAGCGATGCTGGGGCCAAGAAGCTCTACCAGATGATGGACCGGATTCGGCAAGCCCGCACTGGCACCAAGAAGCAGGGCAAACAAATCAACCCCGACAAGTTCATGCCGGGTGGGCAGGTGGGCTATCAGTCCGGCGGTATCGTGGCGTTCCAAAGCGGGGGCGCGACAAACACTACCACCGAGTCCAACTTGGCCAACTGGGCGGGCGACTATGTAACGGACACGCTGGGCAAAGCCCAAACCGCTGCGGATCAACCGTACCAAGCCTATACCGGACCCTTAACTGCGGGCGCGTCTGACCTACAAAGTCAAGCGTTTTCAGGTATCAAATCCCTGGCCCAGACCGGCTACACCCCCACCACGTTTACCACTGGGACGTTTGATTCCACCCAAGCCGCGCAGTACATGAATCCGTACATTTCGCAGGCGCTAAACCCTCAGCTTAAAGAGCTGCGCAGGCAGTCGCAGATCAGCAACCTGGGCACCCTGGCTAAAGCGGGCACTTCGGGGATCATGGGCGGCGCTCGGCGGGACTTGATGGAGTCTGAGAACATGCGCAACCTGCTGGGCAAGCAGGCTGATGTGCTGGGGCAGGGCTACGCCACTGCCTACGACAAGGCCATGGGCCAGTTCAACGCCGAACAAGACCGCAGTCTGGGTGCGCAAAAAGCCAGCGAGGCATCTCGCACCTACAGCGCTGACTACTCTCGGAATCTGTTGGGCGATATGGCAGCTTTGGGTAAGACTCAGCGGGACATCGATGCTGAGGGCGTTGCTGCCGACAAGGCTGAGTTTGAGAAACAGCGTGACTATGACCTGACGATGCAGCAGTACAAATTGGGCCTGCTGCAAAAGCTCCCGGTTGAGTCCAAGGTGACCACCCCCAATACCAACCCGATTCTTGAGGCGTTGGCCAGTAGCGGCACACTTCTTACGCTCTTGCGACAGATGGGGCTTGCGCCTACAGCAACTACTTCGTCGACTGGCACCACCTCGGCACCTTCTTCTGGCACCACCGGCACCACTGGTACCGTCGGTTAAGGACACACTATGAATATCGTACAAATTCAAAACCGTGTGCAGGAGTTGCCCAACACTCCGCAGACCATGCAGTACCTCAACTCTGCCATGAACGGGCAGGTTGCGACGGTGCCGCCTTATATTGCCGCTGCCGAACTCAAACGCCGCGAGACCGAGGGCATGATGGACCAGTTGGCCAAAGGCGCAGCGCAAGGCCCACAACCTACGGTCAAAGATCAGCTCCAGCAAAAGGCAGGCATCATGGCACTCATGGGGCAGCAGCAGCCCCCACAGCGTCCTCAGATTCCTCAGCCAAGCCCCCCGGAGCAGCAGCCCCAAGCTGGCGGGATTGATTCCCTGCCGGTTAAAGACGACATGTTTGGCATGGCTGGTGGCGGGATTGTGGCGTTTAATGGGGAGGGGCGGTCGGATGTTCCGGCGGCTTATGAGACACCCTATGACCGCATGAACCGTGAAAATCGGGAGCAGGCTGCGCAGCGGGCTGTATCACAGCCCCTAGACATTCGAGTACTCACCCGCCTTTACCAGCAAAACCCTGAGCTTGCCAAAGAAGCTGCCCTCCGCGCAGGCCCCGCAGGTGCGGCGCTACTCCAACGAGTGGTCCAATCTGCGCAAAGCACTGGATCGACGGTAGGAAGCGTACCGGCGGAACGCGAAAGCGAACGCGCAGCCCAACGAGCAGCCGCCCAGAGCGCAATGGCCCCTGCAAGCGTCCTGAACGCTCCCTCCGCTGTTGAGATGACGGGCACACCCGCCCCATCCGGTGTTGGTGGCCAACGTCCACCCGGCCAACGCCCCCCTGCACCTCGAAGCGCAGCCCCTGCTGCTGCACCGCAACAAACCCAGGCCCAAGCCCAACTGCCCGCAGGGATCGCGGCGTTGCTTGAAAGCTCCCCAGAATTTAAGCGCGTCATGGAGGGGGTAACCGCTAAGAACCCGTACGCGGGTCCGCAGGAATCTCAGGCTGACTACATCAAGCGCATGACCGAAGGTATACGCAGCCAGATGCCGGGAGGCAAAATGCCATTTGAAACCTCTGAGGAACGACTCAAAGGGATTGAGGCTCGCCGCGCTAAGGAAGATGCGGACTACAAAGCCATGACGACCGGTGAGGGGCGCAGGCTTGACAACCTTGCTACGTTCCTTTCAGGCGTTGGCCCGGGTAGCTTCGGTATGGGCGGCGCTCAAGGCGTTCGTGCAGTTCAGCAGGTGGAGCGAGAGCAGCAGGCAGAAGCCTTGAAGCGTCAGGACATGCGGGACCAGCAGGCGATGAAGATGGCCGAAATCCGCACCCTGAACGACCAAGCGCAGTTTGCCCTTGCCCAAGGCAACGTGCAGGCCTACGAGAAGCTTACGCAAGAAGCCAAGAAGCTGCAAGCGGAATTCAACAAAGACCAAGCCGTACTGGCCAAAGACGCAGCAACGCTCCGCACGGGCGCAAGCAAGGCGGACCTTGAAGCCAAGATTGCCCGAGAGCGTATGGATAAAGATTTGCAGGTGGCAAAAACCTACGCCGCCGCCCGGGGGGAAAAGGGTAAAGAACTTACCCCTGCCCAACTGGCTAACCTCCGCGCCAAAGCCATAAAGGACGTAGAAGCCGCGCTCAGTAAAGACTTCAGCAAGCGCCGTGAGGTGAATGCGAACCCTGCGCTCAAAGACCAAATGGTGCAAGAGCGGATTAACTTTATTCTCCAGCAAGGGTACACTCCGGGCGAGCCCTCATCCGCAGGGGATGGCGGTGCAAAACTGAAATTTAACCCCGCAACGGGGAAGATTGAATGAGGTAAGCAATGGCTTATGAGGTATCTCTCCCGGATGGACGTGTTGTTGAGTTCCCCGATGAGGTACCCAAAGACCGGGCCGCTGCCTTAATTCGGGAGCAATTCCCGCAGTTTGCGCCCAAAACTACCTTTGGTGGGCAAGTAAAAGAGACCTTCAAAGGCCTTGCCCCTGGCGCGATCAATCTTATTGAAGGCGCTGTTACTGGCGCATCTGCCCTTCTGCCCGATGAAGCTGAGAAGGCTGTCCGGGCCAGAGCCAAGTCCATTGCAGAAGCCGCCCGCGCCCCCATGGCTGCTGCGCCTGGGTATGAAGAGTCGGTAGGCCGCAAGCTTGGTGAATCTCTGGGCTCTATTGCGCCGGTCCTTGGTATGGCCGCGCTTGGCCCTGCGGGTCTTTTGGCCGCAGGTGCTACAGGTATTGGTGCGGGCGCGGGTACTGCCCGTGTAAGGGCCGAACAAGAAGGCGCATCTGCCGATCAACGCTCCACCGCCACACTGTTGGGCGCAGGTGTAGGAGCCACTGAACTTCTTCCCATCACCCGCATTCTTGGTCGTGTGGGTAAACCCGCCGCTGAGGGGATGCTGGCTGCGATTAAACGCGCCGCTGCATCTGGAGGAGAAGAAGCCGCGCAGGAAGCCGCCGCTGAGATTGCCCAGAACCTGATTGCCAAGGGTATCTACAAACCCGGCCAGGAAATCCTTGAGGGTAGTGGAGAGGCCGCAGCCTATGGCGGCGCTACGGGTGCCATCGTTCAGGGTCTGCTGGACGCCGCATTGGGGCGCAGAGCCGCCAAACCCGCGACCGCACCGGGCACCCCCACCGAAGCTGAACAACGTCTGCAAGCAGCCCGTGAGCAAGAAGCCGCCGCCCGCGCCGACGCACTTGCCAAAGAGCAAGAAGCACAGAACGTCAAGGACGCGCAGGTCCGGCGCTTTGAGGGCGATCAGGGGGCGTTGTTCCCCAAGCGGGAGGTGATGCCACCCACCCAGCCAGATCGGGACTTGCAAGGCAATCTCTTGCCTACACCACGAGCCCCGGAAGCCGAAGCAGAGCCCACCCCCCTGACTCGCCAAGAAGCCACCGCTGCGGGCAACATCGAACTGCCACTGGAGTCGGCCCGCCAAAAGCCTGACATTGTGGATGAGTACACCGCACTCACCACGGAGCTTGAGTCACTCAAGGGCAGTCGCACCAAGGAAGCCCAGGCACAGAAAGAGCAGATCAAAGGCAGGCTGGCTGAGCTTGATACCGAGCTTGACCGCATGGATGCCGAACGAGGCCCACAGCTTGGCCGTCGCCGTCAGGGCGCGTTGTTCGACGACAAGGAAATCCCCAAGTCCACTGGCGCTCAGACGGACTTGTTTGGCAAGCCCGTGAACCGCCCAGAGCCAGAGCCTGCCAAGGAGGAGAAGGAGCGCCCGTCTTCCGATGTGCCTGAGGGGCAGCTTGGGTTGGGTATTGACGCCACCAAGGACTATGCTGATCTCGTACAGGAGCGCGAAGCCATCTTGGCCAAGCCCCGCGAGGAGCGCACGGATGAAGAGCAGGCGTACCTACGCAAGCTGGTGCGGGACATCAAGGACCGGGTGCTGTATGACCTCGACATTGCACAGCAAAAACGGGCGCAGGAGATTGAAGCCGAGCGTGGGTTGATTCGTGAGGAAGAGCTTGCTGCGCAGTCTGTGTTTGCAGAGCCGGAAGGCTCCGTACAAGTGCAACCGCGCAACGTGGCACCAGTTCCCGAGCCCACAGTGCGGCAAGCGCCTACGCTGCAAACTGTAGCGCCACAACTTGATCTTGGTCTGCGTACGCTGCTGGGTATTGGCCCTACGGCAAACTTGTTCAAGCCTGATGGCGGCATCGTTGGCAAAGACATCAGCGATCCTGCGCAAGCACAACAAGTTAAAGATACACTGGAAACTTATCTTGAGCGACCTACGCTCAGCCCCAACATCGTTGAGCGCATCGGGGAGTTTTTGAAGCGCCCCGAATTCCAAGGAGTTGCAAGTGGATCAGGACAACAACCAGCCACCGAAACCGCACCGCCCGCTGCCCCGCCGAGTGTGCCTAAGCAAGCCGCTAAGCCCCGAGGAGGTAAGCCAAGCGTGGCAGTACCTAGTGAGCCTGCCGGAGCCCAGCCTACTGAACCCGGAGCCGGAGTTTCCACCCCCACCGCCGAATCTGGAAAGCCTGACGGACGGGGATTGGTTCTTACTGAGCAACCTGCTAGCGAAGGAGCAACTAGCGGCAAGCCTGAGCCAACTTCATTAGAGCAGGCCGCACGTGAAGCGTTTGATCGCGTCAAAGCACTCAAAGATAAGCAGCAGGCGCTGCTGAGCAAGAATGGCCGGATGCCCCGTGAGGGCACTGAAAAAGCCAAGCAATGGGCGGAGTTGGACGCGCAGATTGCTGCTGCGATGGACGAGTGGTCTGCTGCGGATAAAGCCAAGCGCGATGCTGGTAAGCCCAAGGTCGAGCCTAAGGTTGAGGCCAAGAAAGAAACCAAGAAAGAGCCCAAGGCTAAGAAAGAGCCCAAGGCAAAGGCCGATCCGCTTGATAAGGCGATTGAAAGGATTGACGACCTCAAGCTTGACCCGGATACCACCAAAGCCAAAGCCGCTGCGTTTGCCAGGAAACTCTATGCTGATGGCCTGATCGACGATGCCTCGCTGGGTGCCGTCAACGACATGGCCAAGGACCGCGATATGGGTCCAGAGGACATCCTTGACGAAGTTAACTTTGCCTTGCAGTACACCAAGGAAGCGCAGGATAAAGCCTCACGCAAGTCGGTGCAGGTTACCAACGGCAAGCGGCAGCAGACGCTCGATCAACTGATTAAAGATGTCAACGAAGGCAAGGGGCTGCTGGCCACTATGCTGCGCCGCCTTGTGAAGTCTGGCAAGGTCACACTGGCTGATATCGACCCCAACGGAGACGCCACCGTGGGTGGCCTGTACAACGGCGAGTACGTCACGCTCTACGCTGCGGGTATCAAGCCTGGGCAGGCTGTCGCTGTTGCGCTCCATGAAGTCGGTGCCCACCTGGGCCTGAATAAACTGCTGGGTGAGAAGCAATACAAGGAGATCGGTGACCGCATCGTTGCGATGGCATCAAGCAAGACTGCTTCCAATGAACGTGCGCTGGCGCAACGCGCTCTCAACCGCATCCCTGAAGCAGACCGTGCCCGTGGTGAAGAGGTGTACCGCGATGAAGCCATCGCTTACTTTGCCGAGGAGCTTGCAAAGGCCGAGATGAACGGCGAGTTGCCCAAGGTAGGTCCGCTGCGGGTTATGTACAACCGCATCCGCGCAGCCCTGCAAGCCACGGTCAATCGTGTGTTTGGCACGAGCTTTGGTGTGGACACCCTGACCCCCGACCAGATCGGCTTCCTCATCAAAGGCGCGATGGGTGTCGAGGCGTTCACGGGTACCAAGGCCGGTAGCCTGACGCCGACAGAGAAAAAACTGAGTGTGTCAGGTGGTGGGTCTGCAAGCCGCGCCTTCGCTCAAACCAAGATTGACGAGATGCGGACGCCTGATTACAAGAGCCGCGAGAAACTCATCGAGATGCGTATTGACGACTTCCTTGCGTTGTCAAACTTCACAGATCCAAACTCTGCGTATTCAAGAGGAAAACTAGCTGAAACGAGAAAGTTTTTGGCAAATGGTGAGCCGTATACATCTATTCCATTTTTGTCTACTGACAAAGGGCAAGTGACTGGGCATGAAGGACGTCACCGTGCCATGGCTTTGAAGGAAGCTGGCTATGAATCAATGCCGGTTATTCTTAAAGATTACAACATTCGGTGGAGTGAACAGCTAGATCCCGAACGGTTTGATTACATCCAAGAGTGGCCCACAAAACTTCAAGCGCAATCAAAGGCTACAAACCCCAACTTCACAATTCCGTTCCCGGTACCGCGTGAACAGGCGAGGCAACCCTATGGGGAGGCCGCGCTTAACCCCGACATCCGCTACTCACGCACGATGCCCCAGGAGGACATCGACACCATCAACGCGCTGGTGGCTGCATCTCCTCTACCACCTGAGCAGGAAACCAACGTCATCAAGCAGGGCTATGAAGGTGTGCGCAAGGCGCAGAAGGACTCCGGCCTGCTCAATTGGTTCCGTCACAAGACTACTGACAAGTACGCCTCGGTGCTGGCCAAAACCAGCCAGTATTTCTCGCAGGGTGTGCGCGATTCCTTTGGCAACCTCAACAACGAGGTGCTGCTGCGCCAAGCCGATGACCACGCCAAGCTGACCGCTGCGTTCTTGCACCTGGGCGGCATTGAGGTGGACAAAGATGGCCTTGCCAAAACGACCAAGGAAAAGGAATCCGTGGTTGGCGTGTTCAAGAAAGTGATTGACTTTGGCAAGGCCAACGGCATGGACCCCCAAAAGTCCATGGAGTTTGTCAGCAAGCTGCTGGAGGGCAACCGCCTGTACGCGCTGGAGAAAGAAGGCATCAAGGTCTCCATGACCCGTGCGCAGCTTGCCGATGCCAAGCGCATCATGGACAACTCGCCTGAGCTTAAAGGGATCATGGCGGACCTTAACGTGATCCGGGAGCGGGCTATCGACCTGATGGTTGCCACAGGACGTATCTCCAAGGAACAAGCTGACTCGTGGAAGTCGGCCAAAGAGTACGTACCCTTCAACCGTATCTTCGATGAGGATGAGCAGGGGATGCCCTACACAGTGCGGGGCAAAGGTATCGCAGTGCTGCGCAACATTCCCAAGCTGCAAGGCTCTTACGGGCGTCCGGTGGAAAACGTGCTGGATGCCTTTGCCGAGCGCATGGGCTACATGGTTTCAGAGAGCCTGCGCAACCAAGCATCGATCAAGACGCTGGAGGTTATGCGCCTTGCCGGGTATGCCAGCAAGCTGCCTGCCAAAGAGGCGGGCAAGAACCAAGGCCTCGTGGTGCCCAAGCTGTACGAAGACGGAAAGCCCGTGTACTACGAGGTGCAGAATCCCTACGATTTCGCAGCGTTCCAGCAGGCACCGGAAGTTATCGGCACTGCGGTCAAACTCATGACTGAGGTAGCTCGGGTGCTAAGGCTGTCGATCACGGCCATGCCGCCCTTTGCGGCCAAGCAGGTCATTGACGATGCGCAACGAGCCATGGTGATCTCCGGCGTGGAGCGGCCCGTGGCGGTGGCTATCCGCACCTTGTACAACTTCCCCCGCATCTTTTTCGGGGAACTCACTGGGCGCAAGTCCAAAGCTGTGCAGGAGATGGAGCAGTTTGGTATCGTGGGTGACTACGACTCCAACCTTGTACGCCCCACGCAGGACATTCGGTACGAGCTTGGAATCGACCAGCGCGGTAAGTTTGCAAACGTGCTGCACTTCCTTGAGAAGATCACCAAGGCATCGGACCTTGCAGCCCGTACGGCGGTCTATGAAGAGACCATGCGTGAGACCAAGGGTGACCAGCAGCTTGCCCAGAACCGCGCCCGAGAGCTTATCAACTTCTCACGCCGAGGTGCCAGCGGCACCATGCGTATGGCTGTGCAGGTTATCCCGTTCTTTAACGCCTACGCACAGAGTATGGACCTGCTGTACCGCGCAGCATCGGGCATCGACTCGGCCACCGGGGTGGGTCGCAAAGAAGCACGGCAGCTTTTCTACAGCCGCATTGGGCTGCTGACCGCGTTGGGTTTTGCGTACGCATTGACCATGCAGGAGGATGAGGACTACAAGCAGACCACCCAAGAGGTGCGGGACAACAACTGGGTGCTGCCAGGGAATTACAAAATCCCCGTACCTAAAGAACTCGGCTTTGTCTTCAAGTCCATCCCCGAGCGGTTGGTGGAGTACTACACCCGGTACGGCACAGAGGAAGAGCAAGCGGTGCAGGAGGCGCTGGGTAGTGTGTTCAAGGGGGCCATGAGCGCCTACGGTATGCCCACTGCGGTGCCTAGCGCCATCCGTCCGATCTTGGAGCATATGACCAACTACTCGTTCTTCTTGCAACGTGAGTTGGTGCCAAGCTCCATGAAGGAGTTGGATGCGCAGTACCAGTACACATCTGGCACCTCGGAGTTTGCCAAGGCGATGGGTAAGCTAGCCAATGTCTCCCCGATTGTGGTGGACAACTACATGCGTGGGCTGTTTGGCATGGCGGGTTCCACCACCTTGATGGTGACCGATGCGATCCTCAACCCCACACGCCCTGACCGGCCCCTGTACCAGATGCCCTTTGTGAACATCGTGCGGTACGACCCTACGGCCAGCGGGTTGACCCAAGAGTTCTATGAATTCCGGGAGAAGGTGATGAAAGCCAGGAACACCTACAAAAAACTCTTAGAAAGCAACCCCGCTGAAGCTGAGCGGTATGCCGAGAAGCACTTTGCGCTGATCGACGCAGCCAACGATGTGAACCAACTGCTGGCCGAACGCACAAGACTGCGGCAGGAACGCATCTTCTATGAGCAGGGCAGTGAGGAGTTGGTGGGTGAGATGACCGGGGCCGAGCGCCGCGAGATGATTGACCAGATCAAGGAGGAAGAAAACCTCGTGGTGCAGGACATCCGCAAGCTCAAGAAGTGGACGCGGGACGCCCAAGAATAAAAAAGCCCCCGGGGGTTAGCCGGGGGCTTGACCTCACCAACCAAGGAGAAGCATAGCAACGTGGCCTAAGCCACGCGGGAATTATTACAGAATCCGCCAGACCCGTACACCCCATTTCCCATTTTCTACACGGGGTACGGCCCGCACTTTGTACCCTAACTCGTCGGTTACCCGTCGTACCTTTGCGATAAACCGCTGGTCATCTATACAGGGTACAAAGAAAGAAGTCCCGATCTGGAACTTCTCCCATTTGATGTTTACTGCAATCCCATCAATCCGTATCTTGGGGCGCGGCGTTGGCAAGTTCATCGATGTCGAACAGTCGGTTGGTAGGGTCTTCGATCATCAGCACGTTGACCGGAGTAGCTGCCATGAGGGTGCCCTTTGCCATGCGCTTTTTGACGGACTCCACGCTGATCCCTTCGTTGCGTAGGCTGTTGATGGTCTCGTGGTAGCTGACTTGGTTCTTGGCGCACCACTCCTTGAACTTCTTTTGCACGATGAACACGCGCTTTGTGTCCGGCTCATAACGGATCAGCAGTTCACCGCGAGGCTCTCTGACCGGTGGGGTTGGCAATCCATTCGCTGCCGGGTTGTCATGCACGATCAGCACGTTGTTGATGTTGGCCGCGATGTAGGACCCCAAGTGGGTGGTGCTGTCAGACGAGTTCCCGGCTTTGATTTCTTTCTTTCCTACACGTAGGGCCAACACCAACCACTGGAAGATGCGCTTGACGTCGATGTTGTGCAGCCCGAGTTCTGCTGAGATGAGTCCCCCAGCGATAGCCAGTGCCCCAATCGACGACCAGAAGCGTTCACGCTGGCCCAACCCTGCGGCGGTATCCAGGCGGAGCTGTACATCCCTGAAAACATCCAGTGCATCAGGTAGATTGGCCACACAGTAACGCACGAACGTATCACCTGCCAACCCATAGTTACTCTGCAACTTGCCAAAAAGCGCGTCAGTGTATTCCTTGGAGTAATTGCTGTCCCGCGCAATCTTCAGTTCAATGATCCGCATCATCTCGCCTTCAGGAAACTCCTTGAGGCTGAACAACTTGTCGTACAAGCTGCTGTTTGATGATGTGATTGCAAGGAGCCGCCAGAACGTATGGTTGATCCGCTCCTCGTTGCGCTGAGACTCCATGCGGTTCTTACCGCGTCCTTGTGTGATGGCATAGGCCAACTGTGAGACCATCTCTTCCCGCAGGTTGGTGATCTCGTCGATGGTGGCGGGTAGGTTGTTGAGCACACCGAACCGGTGGATGGTGGCGTTGTAGGTGTCATCGCTGTTCATCAGCAGGTCATAGGGATGCCCCCAGATGCTGTTGATGGCCATCTGCACGGTGGACTTGCCGGTGCCTGAGCCTGGACTCATCAGGTTGACGATGCCGCCCCTGATCTGTGTGAATGGCATGAGGATGGAGCCAAACCCCAGGAACAGTGCGAATGCCTGCGCCTCCATACCAGCGTTGTTGTAGAAGTTGACCACCGACTTCCACTCACTCAATTCACCCTTCTTGGTAAGCATGGCACAGGTGTTGAGGATGGAGTTTGCTGGCGGGCTGTACTTCACCTCGTTGGGCGTGATCTCACGATCCCCCAGGATGAACGTCTTGTCTTCGGTCCAACCGAATTGCGTTCGCACTTTTTCTGCTTGTCCCATATTCTGCAAATCCTTTACCCAGCGGGCAATGTAAAACATCAACTCATCCAAGCCCTTACCCATGACAGGCATGCCCTGCGATGCGATCACATCACGCAAGCGATCCTTGGACATCACGCTGGCCAGAGGTATAGAGAACTCCCGCACACCGTCCTTTGGCAGATGCAACCGTGCCCACAGCACTTCACCCAACGTGGGGTCTTGCATGCGCTTGACGATGTAAAAATCGTTCTCGTAGATCAGCTTGTCCTGATCGTCGGCCTTGCTGGAGTCGGCTCTGCGGTAGATGCCGCCGTACTTGCCACGGAAGAAAGGGAAAGGGTACGCCGGGATGTTGTAGGTGCGAACGTCCTTGGTCTCAGAGTCCAACTGCACCACCGTGTTGTCTTCCTCGGTGGCTTCGATGATTTCTTTGCCTAGCAGGATGGGGGAGCCGAACTTACCCTTGTGTTTGCAATCTCCGCACAGGCCAGTGTGCAGCGAGTCGAACACCGTGCAGGTGTATGGGCCCTTGGTCAGTTCTGCCTTTCGCTCAGTCTCACCCGGGTCGTACGCTGGATGCTCCTTGGACAGTTCATGAATGGCGGTGTCTCGGTCCACGCAGTGTTGGGCAATCGATAAGCCTGCCCGCCACACTGGCTCTTCAATGGTGGCTTGGTCAGCGCAGATACGGTTCAGTTGTGCGCAGCCCTCTTCCTTGAGCGCAATGATCTTGGTGAACCGGTAGCTGTTGTTACCCATCAAAGCTTTGGACGCCGCATCAAGCTGCGTAGACTTCAGATGGTCAGGTACTTCAAAGGGTAGCGCGTCCGCAGTCTGGGTTTGCGTGGAAGCACCCAGAGCGGCTGCAAACGCAAGAAGCTCGATCTTGCCGTCCCCTGCGATGTACTCCACAGGCAGCGGGGCCTGGGGGTTCTTGAAGTTGGTGGTCCCAGGTACACGCAGAATGCGGGCGCTGTCGGTTGTACAGGATGGGTCCGCGTGTATCCCCTTCTCCACGCACACTTCCTTCAGACGCTTGGCCACCGGTAGCCATGTGGCTTTGTCAATGGCTTCAGGCAGTACCCAGTACACATGCACCCCGTTGCCGGAGTTAATGCAGATGGGTTGGGGCAGGTTCAGGTCCGTACAGAATTGCCCGAGCGCCGCCATGGCCTCATCGCGTGTACGGTAGTGCTTGCTTAGGCCGCAGTCCAAGTCCAGCCAAAAGCATTTAACCCGTTGTGCGTTGTCCCCCAAGCGCCGCTGCGGATTCATCGCAGGGTCGAATGAGAACATCGCAAAGTACGTATCGGCCTGAGCCGCGTGTAGCGTGTCTATCTCAAAGACGAGTGTCTGAAGGTCGTTGACAAACCGTGTCCTCAGTTTGCCTTGCTTGATGCCGACCGTGCAGTACAGCCCGCTGTCTGCAAGCACTGCTTGCAAGAACTCGGTTACGGTCATGGCATCAATATTTGTTGACGTACTTAAACAGCTTCTTTGCGGTGGGCTCCTTGGGCGAGTACAAACCCGCGAACCACGAATACACGGTCACGGTGCTTACACCCGCAACAGCGGCTATCTGAGTGACAGAGATACCCTTCTTGATGCAGATGGCTCCGATCTGTACGCCGGGTTTGGATTGGTCCGCTGCCTTGTTTTTGGCAACGGTGGATAGTGTGTAGCCGATCATCTTTTTCTCCAACGGTGGAATGGTGGGGGTACTCACGGGCCTTTACGCTGACACGCAGCCCCATACTGGAGGACATAGGGCCGCGCTTTCCCCCCGAAACTACTTACTCATCACCGTCATCGGCCCAGTCGTCCAGCACCTTTGCAACGTCCTTAGTCTCGACCTTCTTGGTGGTACGCACCTGGGGCTCCTCGACTTCTTCGACCTTGGCCTTGGCAGCTTTGGCTTTGGGCTTGGGGGCCTCGTCTTCCTCGACCTCGGGTGCAGCCATGAACGGGCTACCTTTGGCAGCAGGTGCTGCATCTGTGCCATCCATCTGAGTAACCGTCATGGTCACCGCATTGAGCGCATCGGGAGTCTCACCCTGGCGACGGGCCACCACCATTTCCTCTGGGCTCAAGGGGCGCACGGCGCGGAACGTCAGCTTAGGTGTGGCGCTAGCCGTATCAAAGCGCATCTCAGTGACCACCACCGTCACGGGCAGACCATGGCCACCCAAGAACTTGGCGTACTGTTGCAGGGGCATCTTGCCGCCATCGCCCGAACCAAAGATCGACTGCGCGGGCAGCGTCAGTTGATACACATCGCCTTCCATATTGCCTTCAAGCACCACTGCGAGGCGGTGGCTGAAACGGCAGGCGCGGCTGTCGCCCTGGCCCGAGCCCTTGATGTTCTGTGGGCAGTTCTGGCAGTTGGAGCTTTGGCGGCTCTTGACCTTAGCATCGGGGGTGATGCCATCGTTAGACCAGCAGTCGGGCGAAGAGTTCTGACCTTCCACATAGGTGCCACCGTAGTAGCTGCGGGCGGTCTTCTCAGCGGCCTTCACGATCACAACATTCATGGCGCGGTCATCGTTTTGCGCGACTTCCTTGCCACCGACAACCATGCGAAAGACGCCCCCACGAATCGAAATGCGCTTGCCACTGCCCCCACCCATCAGGGCTTTGGTAGTTGCATCAAGCTCCAGATTTTGCAGGTGAGCGGGGAGAGTGTTGCCGCCTTTGGAAAACAGGGTGAGTTCAGACATTGGTAAGCTCCTTGGTGTCGGGGACGATGATACGGATATCGATGTTGAAAAAACGTGCGAGTTCACTTGCAAAGAAGCGGTAGCTTCTTCCAACTCTCACGTAGGGGATACGCTTGGTGGGATCAGGTTCCCGGATCATTGAATGCACCGTAGACACGGACACGTTCAAAAACTTGGCAACCTCCGCAAGCGTTAGTGCGGTTTCCATGTTAACTCCTTCTTACCGTCACTACGTACTTGTTGTCCACGTTCAAACCCGCAGGCATCAGATCAGGATTTTCCCTAAGGAAATTCTTCATACTGAGTTGCGAGATGCGCCGCTCCATCAAGTCCAGTGCGTTGTTATCACGTATGAACTTGTGCATGGAAGCCCAGTCACCTGTCCAGTAGCGTGTTTGTACCGAGCGAATGGCAGTGCCATGCTCTGTGCGGATGCTTTCAGCACCCGTGCTCTTGCAGACGTCCAGTAGGTGCATCTCTACCAGAGCCATCTGCTCTTTTATTTTTTCATCCTCCGCCTCGTAGGCGGCTTTCAACTCGGCCCTCTTGTCGCGCATCTTGATGTATGCACGAACGAGCCTGTCAGCGGTTACGTTCATGGGTGACTCCTTGGTTGGTCCTTAATCATAGAGGGTATCTTTATCTTGTCAAGTAGGGGCCTCGCTTTCTTGCAGCGTGTCTTTGTAAAGTTCCATCAAGTTCATCTGGGCTGACTCTTTGGAGTCCAGCGCCTTGTACAGCTTGGCCTCGACGGGACTGCCTTGCAACTTGACCACGAGGCACTTGTTCTTCTGCCCCGCACGATGGACCCGTGCGTTTGCCTGTGCGTACGTCTCATAGGAAGTGATCGGCCCCCACCACACCACCGTGTTGGCTGCGTGTAAGGTGACACCGTGTGACGCGGCTTGCGGTTGGATGATGAGCACCCTAGGGTCAGCCTGCTCTTGGAACTGTCGAAAGATTTCCGTGCGCCTGCCTGCGGAGACCCCGCCGTGGATCATGGCCGCAGTGATGTTTGCTTTGCGTAATTCGTCGTACAAAATCTCGATGGCGTGGCGGTACGGCACAAACACCAGCACCTTGTTGGTGGACTCTTCAATGACTTCCTTGAGTACCGCCGTGCGGTTGCTAGCGTCGAACGTCACTACCTCACCATTGTCTGAGTACACCGCACCACATGAGACTTGCAGCAGCTTGTTGAGCTTGGCTGCGGCGTTGACTGCCGTGACTTCCTCTCCTGCGGCCTGCATGACCATCTGCTTGCGCAACTGCTCGTAGTACTTGATTTGCTGCGGGGTCAGTGGTACTTCGCGTATGGTGTACAGCATGTCCGGTAGGTCCAGACATTGCTCTTTGGTGAACCTGATTGCTGGCTGCAATAACCTGCTGACCATTGCGTTGGCGTCTACCTTGGGAGCCCACTTGAACTGCGTGATTTTGTGCATCACTTGGTCGCGGTACATCGTAGAGCTGCGGGGTGTATCCGATGGGTTGACCAGCTTAGCCAAGCCATATGCGTCCAGAGGTGACTGCGAGGCTGGAGTTCCGGTGAGCATCCATAACCACATGTTTGGTTTGAGGATGCGGTTGAGCGTCTTCCAGCGTGTAGTGGTGGCGGTCTTGTAGGCATTGGCTTCATCGATCACGATCAGGTCAAACCCCGCGTTGGCAATGGCGTCTTCCACCACACCTACACCATCGAAGTTGATGATGACGAACTCAGCATCGGAGTTGATGACCTGCTCTCGCTTGGCGCGTGAGCCGTGCGCGATACCCACCTTGCGGTGCATGGCCCCTTTGAAGATGTCGGCCTGCCACGCCGACTGCATGATGGACAGGGGGCAGATGACCAGCACACGCTTGATGTACTTGAGGTTCATCAGGTAGTCCACGGCCCAGGTCACTGAGAGCGTCTTGCCTGTACCGGGTTCGTTGAAGCAGAAGGCCCGCCTGTGCAGAGTAAGGAACGCTGCGGTTTGCTTCTGATGGAAGAACGGCTCGTAGATACCGGGCCATTTGTACTTGCCAATGATGGGCGAGGGCACGTTCTTGATCTTGAGGTTTTTCAAGACCTGTGCTTCTTCCAGCCCCCACTTGACCAGCACTGTGCTGATAGGGCCGTCTTCGACCAAGGCACTTTTGGGGATCACGCTGAGGACCTTGTGGGGGTTTCTCAGGCGCAGCTTGAGTGCCTTACCTTCCACGATTTCCATTGTTTTTCTCCGATGGGCAATGAGGTATCACTCCAAAGTGGAATCCACGATGGAGATAGGTTGTTGGTGCCGTGGCCGGGCCTCAGAGGAGGGGCACACGCCGGGCTTGGGCAGGTGACGATCAATCACCCTTTTACACTTGCCTCCCCCTCACCGGCCCGGTTCAGGTTTTAGGCAAACCAGTGTTCTGGTGACACCAACACGGCTGGGGACTGAACTCAGGCGATGTGCCTGTTGGTCGCCGCCACGTCTCGCGGCTCGCCAATCCCCATGCGTGTTAGTCCTCGTCTTTCCGAGGTGTCCGATACTGCCCAGCCGAAAGGGGAGGAGCCGTCAGTATCTTGCGCGGTTTAGAGGGTAAACAAAGTACAGCCCCCACAGCCCCACTCACGCATTACGGGCTGTGTATTCGTGATGCTCACTTCTTTGGTTTGTTCACCTTCACAGTGTGGTCGCTGTTGCGACTGAACGATCTGTTCTGTGAGGGTGATTTCAACCGCAGATTACTTTTACCGGCGCTGCCGCCTTTGCTGAGCGGCACCTCATGGTCGATGTCCTTACCCTTGCGGTCAATACCTTCACGGTCGTACAGGTCACGGGCTTGCTCTCGCTTGCGGCGAGAGGCTGTTTCCCCCCGGGCAAGTTGCTGCTGGTACTCTTTCTTGTACGGACGCGGTTTGTTTACGTACGGCATGGCTATTTCCTTCCACAGTGGGCGCACTCGCTGACCCAGCAATACTGTTTGCATAGGCCGTTGGGGCGGGCGTTCCACACACCTGAACTGTACGCACCCTCCAGCATGGTCACCGTGGGCATCCAGTTGCCCCAGTAGCGGTGCTGCTGCTCAGCCTCGTACACGGATGGTACCAACTTTCCCTCGGTAAGGAAAAGCAAAGCGCCCTTGACTTTCTTGATTTCCGGGAAGAGCTTGAAGATGGCCAGCGCCATGAGTTCAAGCTGCCCAATGTCAGCGTACCGGGATTTCCCTAGCTTGTAGTCCACCACCCGGGCGGTGCCCCTCTCACGGTTGATGATGAGCAGGTCTGCCACCCCTCGGAACCAACAGTCTTTGGCAAAGAAATCGCAGGGCTCCAGCTTTTCAGTCAGGGCCATCTTGTACTCACACAGCTTCTCACCGGGGATTTTCAGCAGGGAGTCCAGAGGCTCCTTGATGAAGCTGAACTTCTCAGGGATGGGGGTGCCGTCCCGCACGTAGAGTTCAGCAGCCGAATGCACCTCCTTGCCATACAGGGCGGCTTGCCCTTCAGGCTCTTTCACATCCTTGGCAACCTTGGTGTGATAGTACTTCTTGGGGCAGGTGGTGAAGGTCTTCAGGCCGCTGAAGGACCACGCGGGGATTTTGTTCATTTGTTGTCCGTGTTCATGGCAAAGCGCACCGCGTTGATGGTCATGCGGACCTCCACCAAAGCGTCCATGCCCCGGCTAAGCGCCTTCTCAAAGTCTCGGTCCAGCATGGCCTTGTGCAAGTCTTTGAGAGCCTTTTCCGCTGCCATGCAGGGGCTGGCGTAGTCGATCAGTTCATCATTTCCCATCAGCAATCTCCGTTAAAAAATCTTTTAGGTGGTACAGCACGTGCATTTCGTACACGGGAGTAGGCTCCAGCCGGGGGCGCTTATACACAGGTACGTCAACTAGTGAATAAAACTCTCGCTTAGCACGTCTGTGTAGCTGGCTTACATACGTCCCAGAAATACCCAGCACCTTTCCGATCTTCGGGTAGCTCTCCCCTTGCGCACGAAGGTCAAGGATACGGGCGTACCTAAAATGCCGTCTTACTGCGTACGTGGGGTGGCTCGTAGGCTCCACGTAATCTTTAGCAATCCCCATATGATTTCCCCACACCGCTCTCACAGTTGACCGGCAAACCTTCGGCCCATGACGGAACCCAGCGCATACAGGATTCCACGTAGGCCCGCGCTTCTTCTGCCTCAGCCTCCCGGGCAATGATCCCGATGGCGTCATGCACGGTCAGGACCACCCTGTACCGCTTGGCAATTCTCAACATTTGATCCCCAATGATACAGCGGGCTATGGCCTGTGTGAAGTTCTCGACGACCTTGCCACCATAAATTTTGTTGGCCCCTGCGCGGGTGTCGTAGACGAACTGCCGCTTACCCTGGTCATCGGCTACCTCCCGCAGCCCCTTGTAGTGAATGTGCAGCCCATTGGGTAGCTTGATGCCGTTGGCATCGACCTCCAGCAGCCCGTTGGCTAGCTTCATGGTCTGCCCCCTCACCATGCAGCGCAGCGCGTCCTGGGAGATGCGCCAAAGCTCTGGAATCTTGGGGTAGGTGGCGCGGTAGGTATCGATGATGCGTTTGGATTCCTCTTCCTCGATCTTGGTGCCGAACACCGCCAACTGCGCCTTGAACTTGGGACCACCCATGCCGTAGCCTGCGCCCAAAATCGTGGTTTTACCCACAAAGCGTTCAGGGGCGGTGATGTCTTCAATGGCTTTTTGGTATATAGCCGAGGCCATGATCTTGTAGACATCCTCCCCCTTGGCAAACGCACTCACCAAGTCGTCCTGCCCCGCCTCCCAGGCCAGCGTACGGGCTTCAATCTGTGAGGAGTCGGCGTCGATGAACACATGCCCCTCCGGGGCCATGATCGCCTTCTTGAGTTTGCCTGCGTTGGCTCCCCGGCTGGGAAGGTTTTGCAGGTTGATGGAGTCAGTGCCACCCCAGCGCCCGGTGTGAGCCGCGTAGTATTTGAGGGGCACGGGGAACCTACCCCTTGCAGCCAACTCGATGAACCTCTGGGTGCGCGTCTCCTCCAACGTGGACTTGGTGCCGATCCTGGCAGCGGCAAGCGCCTGCACACGAGGGTCTTCGTGCTCTAGCAAGGTCTTGAACCCGTCATCACTTTTGGCAAACGCAAAGGTCTCCTTGCCCGTGGTCATGCTGATCTTCTTGGGCGGGACAACCCCCAGGCTTTCCAGCATCTCAGCAAACTTGGGGTTGCTCATCAACGTAGTCCGCACATCGGCCTGCATGTCCTCATCACCCACGATCTGCTTGACCGCCAAGTCCTTGCGGCCAATGGCTTGCAGTGCGTTGACCAGATGCTCTTGCTTGGAAGCGCTGACTGCCTCAAGGTGAAGCTCCAAAGCGCGTTTATCCAACTCCAGCACGGGATGCGTGAACATGCGTAGCGTCAGGTCGATGAGCTTGAGTTCGCTCATGGGGAAGCCCTGCTGCATCATGCGGTTGAAGATGAGGTAGGTCAGTTCAACATCGTTGGCGCAATAGCGCCCGTAGGCGTCAAGCTGCTCTTGTGAAAAATCGAAGCGGCTGTAGCCAACAAAACTATGCACCTCGGTGCCCTTCTCACCCACACCGTAGCGTTCGGCCATGGCCTTAAGTGAGCCACCTGCATCCACCCCATGCAGCGCCCGCCCCATGCTCAGCGTATCGAGCCAGCCCTTTGGAGTGACATCGAAGTGCCAGGACAGGATCGCCCCATCAAACATCGTGTTATGGGCCAGCACCAAGGAGGTTTTCCATGGGAGAGTTTTGAGGACGTCATAGATGTAAGACATTGGTCCCGTGACCCACTGCGTCTCCTCAGCATTGATTTTGTATGCAACCCCGATGACTTCAAACTCGCTGTTACGGACGTACTCCTCCGTACTCAGCTTCGATAGGCTGTATGTAGAGTCGTAGTACGTCTCAAAGTCGATGGTGATTATGTTCATGGTTGTTTTTGAAAAGGATTAAATACGCTACCAGCTTGTTCAGGTTATCCTCGTTGACAACCATGGTCGCCCCGTTGGCTGCGCGTATCTTGGCCATTTCGCGCTCTTGCAAAGTGGTGGTCTTACCCTTACCAGCCTTGCATTCAATACCAAGAAACTTGCCGTTGATGCACACGATCACATCAGGTATGCCTTGCCTGCCGTAACCGTTGGCTGGGGGGAAGAAGTAGTAAACCGGGTCAACAGTGGCAAACTCATCAAGAATTTGCCGTACCCGTAGTTTGACCTTGGCTTCGGGAGTTAGCGCCATTACCGCACCACGCCGTGTTCCAACCGATCTGCGACAAGCTTGGCGTAGCCTGCGATATCTACCCATGAGTCAGCATAGTCGGGGTCACCATTGACGATGCGCCCGAGCTTGTGGCAGATCATCTCCAGGGCTTCAATCTGGTCCGGGGCCATGTTTATGTTGCGCGAAGCAAGGTGTCCAAGCAGCATGGTCTTGAGGTGCTGGGTGATAGTGGCGTGACCCATGAAATCCCCATAACGCTTACCGCGTTCGATCAGGGTTGCGTCAACATCGGTGATTTGCTTTGCTAACTTGTTCATTGCTTCTTCCTCTTCGGGGGTCCATTCAGGGCCTGTGTGGAACAGGGGGAGTTCAAGTTGGTTGGTGTTGGGGATCATAGGAGTGCGTCCTCTGCCTCACGTATGCGTTGTTGGGCCTGGGATTTTGCAACTTTACGATGTAAAGCGTCAAGGACTTTGCCGTCAGCCCGCAGAAAAGGCCACCAGTTCCTTGCCTCCTCAGGAGTTTTGGGCGCGTTTGGTGTGGTGGTGTCTTCCTTCACTCCCATGCCCCCTCAAGCTTTTTCTGTGCAATGGCAGCTAAACAGTCCGCGCACACGAATTTGCACAAGCCCGGTTGAATTTTCAGATGCCCGCCAACAGGGGACTTATCTTTCTGGCATTTCCAACACAACTTCCTTTTTATATTCATGGCTCTCTTCAAACCAAGCTCTGGGTTTACCGCCGTGAGATTCTCAGCAATAACGCCTCTATAACCATTGCCTCTCATGTCTTTTCCTCCTTGTTGTGCTCATCCCACACAGCTTGCAGCATGTCGGCAGCTTTGTTCAGGGTGCGGGCTAACGTGCCGT